TGATCCAGAACCTGGCCTTAAAATACCTGCAGCAGAATCAACAGCTTGATTTACAATTAATTTTAACGCGCTAGGGAAGAATAACTTGATAGCAAATCTAGCAGCACGAGCATAACCCTCTGACCTAGCAATATTTGCTTGCATACGGCCAATAGTATTTTCTCTATTTGCTCTTTGTTTTAGTCTAGGATCTTTATCTACTTGATCTAGGCTTCTATCTCTAGGAAAACCTACTCTTATATCAAAAGGTCCTACTCTTTTACCTGCTCTAAAAATACCCATTAGTAAGGTTGACCTTTCTGAAATCTTGCAACAGGTAAGAATATACCTATCGCCATTTCATCTGCTGTTATATTTAAGAATGACGTTCTCACTCTATCAAACAAATAATGTTTTACTGTTCTTTTAAAATAACTATTATTAGGTATGCCACCTGACAAATTAAATCTTGTTTTTGTATCGTAATTGTCATCAGAAGCATATTCTTGTAGTTGTCTTAAAAAAGCAACTCTGGCACCTGGTTGCAAATAGTGAAAGTTCAAGCCATAGAACCCACCTTTTGCTGAATCAAGTGGCAGTATAAGAGGAAATCTATCATATAAAGGTAATGTTGCTTTGAATTTAGGATCGTAACCAAATAAATTCATCACGCCAAACTTAGGTCTGATAGTTGCCTTACCTTGATTTATCAATGCACGAGCACCTGGTGTTGTAATCTTTGCAACTTCTTTTTTGTACCAGTTGAAAGATTTAGGTCCAGTTGTGCTATCAAGTATCTTATCAAATACTGTCTTTGCCATACTACTATTTATATTGGTTTGTAGATAGTAATTAACTCTTCCTTGCCTTTGACTTTGATTTTATCTACTTCAACTGATTGAATATTCTCTAGTTTTTCTTGCGTAAATGAAGGATATAATAGTGGCGTAACTTTGCCATTTTCGTCTTTGTAGTTTCTTGTTGCTGCTTCTAATCTTGCAGCTAAATTTACAGCGTCACCGATCACTGAATAATCTAATCTCATTTCACTACCCATGTTACCTACAATACAAGTGCCTGTATTAACACCTGACCCTATGTTGATATCAGGTAAACCTTTTTCTTTAAACTCTGCTTTGATTTTATCTGTTTCTTCAGCACACTCGATAGCAGTTTTGACTGCCATTTCTGCATGGTTCTCACAATCAAGTGGTGCGTTCCAGAACGCCATAATACAATCGCCCATATACTTGTCTATTGTGCCACCGTTCTTCAATACTATTTTTGACATACGGTTGAGATAGTCATTGATCACACTTACAAGGCCTTCAGGATCATCTTTATTTTTGTAGTATTCACTTATGGGTGTAAACCCTACAATATCCATAAACAAGAAACTCATCTCTTTTCTCTCACCACCTAGTTTTAACTTCTCAGGATTTTTGACTAGTATTGCAACTTGTCTAGGATCAAGATACTTTTCAAACTGTTTTCTGATTTGTTGTTTGAGTCTGAACTCTAATATAAAACGTAAAAATGTAGAATGAAATGCTACTACGAATGCTGTCAATAGTATCCATGTGATATCAAACAATACTAAATCAGCAAATGCCATCGTTACATAGTTAAGGCCGCCTACTGCACCTAGTGTCAATGCAACTGCAATAAACCAGTATGCTGAGTATCTGCAAATCAATACTATAACACATCCTACAGCAAATGCAAGCAATAATTCTATCAACGAATCAAATCTAGTGATTGTTTCGCCATCTAATATTGTTTGTAATGAATTAGCACTTATCACATAATCATATTGTTCACCAGTAGGTGTGGCAATCACACTTGATAATCCTTCTGCTGTCAAGGCAACGATTATTGTTGTGCCTGCAGCTTTAGAAAAGTCTTGACTTGCTGCTGATATTGTTTTAAACTCTTTGTTCCAACGTAACCATATTCTTGCGTTTGTGTCTGTATTGATTGTTGCGTATGCTGGCACTCTCATAGCAGTTACACCAAAATCATCTGCCTTTACTTGATAACTAGGATCGCCTACTGCAACTCGTATGGTTTCGATTGCCATGTTAGGATAAACTTCGTCACCTATCTTCATTAACAATGGCACTCGTCTTACAACGCCATCAACTTCAGGTGCTGTATTGATAACACCTACACCTTGTGAACAATTTGCTAGCTCAGGTAATGGTCCAGTCATGCCAGGCCATTCATATAAAAAGTCTAGTGGATTACCTATCTTTGCAACGCCACGTGGCACAGGCTTAGATGTTCTCTTTTGTGTTGTGCCTGTTTGTGCAATAACTGAGCCATATCCTAGTGTGATACAAAACTCTTGATCATGACCAAAACGATCTGCTTCACTAAAAAGTATTGGCATGACTATAACACCTGTTTGTGCTTGTCGTAAATTTACAATCAAATCAGCAAGCACGTTTCTTGGCCATGGCCATTGACCATACTTCTCTATTGCTTCCTCATCTATTGTTATGATTGTTATATCTTGTGAAGGTGTTGCTGGTTCATTTGCTAGTAAATAGTCAAATGATTTAAGTCTTAGGATTTGTTTACCCCAAGGGTCTTGTAAACCAATATATGTCAATACGAACAACGTTATGAACGCTGTTGTCCAATGTGTAAAATATTTCATGCTAAGGTTGTGTTACTGTCAATGTGCAAAAAGAATGAGCACAATATAGACTGGCGCTATAACTCCTATTACTTCCTGTTTGATTAATATATATTGAAGAACCATCGCTAGTTCTACCGTCAACGTCTAGGTCGATACTATGATCTGTGCCTATCTGTGAAAATGATATAATAAAATTATCCATACTCGTAATATCTAAATCAATATTATTATCTTCACCATCTTGCACTATGTCAAGATCACCACCGTCTGTGCCACCACCGATTGTTAAATCAAAATCGTTAGCACGAGCAGGGTTAGTTGTTTGGGCCCAAAGTAATATTAACAAAACTACTATTATTGCTATTCTAAACATTATTGTATCTGTAATATATCAATCTGATTTTCTTGTCCTAATAGTTCGAAATCGTACATTTCAAACTCTCCTTGTATAATATTTAGTATATATCCATACTCTTGATCTAATCTTAATTCAATATAACCACCTGACGCATCCTCTCTAATCCATACCCATTGTGGATCCTCATCTAGTATAATCACACCTGTTTCAGGATCTTTACCTAGTGTAATACCTTCGATTGATTTTCTTTCTTCTTGTTTATCGAACTCATTTCTCATTTGTTCTGCAAGTTCTTCATTGATTTGTTTGAGTATGTCTGCTAAAAAATTTTGTTGTAAAAAATCTATGTCTAAACCAGTTACATATAAATCTTCTTCTTCTTCAAGATAGTCTTGGTTTAAATCATCAATTTCTAAAAAATCAATATCTAATGCGTCTGCAACTGCTTTAATTTTCTTTACATAATCCTCATCTTCTAAATTTTTTGGTTTTGCGATAATTAACATATTGTTAATCATATCTATTTCTAAATTTAGTGTTACAGGTGGTGTAGGTGGATTTTCTGGCACAAAAACCTGTGTTGCTTGAAATGCCTGATTCAGTATTACTTGACCTGCAGCACTTTCAACACTTATCTCACCTACTAAACAGTTGCCATTTACATCACAACTTGGTAATAATATAATAGTAGAACTACCTAGTTCGTCTATTGTCATAGAAAAATCTGTACCACGAACACCTATCGTTGCTGTAGGTGTTGTTATTACAATGTCTTGTCTTGATGTTTTTGCAATTTGTCCTGACGCATATTTTATTGTGCCTAGTTTTGCTGATAGATTTAATTTACCTTTTTTTGTATTAGGGTCATATACAAATTCATCTATGATAAGTTTGCTGTGTTGTGTAACATCAACTCTGGTATCGTCAATAAACAATATGCCAACTTTACCGTTGCCTGTTTTTACTGTGTCGTATTGTTCTATGGGAAGTTCTTGTTCTAATGTGATATCTGTTTTATTTCGGTCGATTACACCGTTGCCTTCTAGTTTATCAACGTTACCTATGCTACCCCATAAAGAGGTAGCATAGAATAATATTAATATTATTGTAGTCCACTTAGTCAGTTTGTGAAATATCAATGTCATGGTTGTCACCACTTGTTGTCAAGTTAATTATGTTATCATAAACACCACTTTGTGTGATATCTACGTCAGCGATTGAACCTGTATGTGAGTGAACTAAAGTGTGTCCGTTTACATCACCATCACCATCTATGTCAATTAAGTAATTATTTGTGTCACCGTTTACGGTTAACGTTAATATAGCAGAAGTACCATCAATAGTAGCAGCAACTACGTTGCTATCACTTCCTGATGAACCTGTTATACTTACAGTTGCATTTGCAGCGTCAGCAGTTTCACCTATGTCGATATCTAAATCGTTACTATTACCTGCCCATATAATTGAAGCAGTAGCAGTAGCACAAGATGAATTGTTTCCTGCACTATCACAATTGAAGTCTATATCGTTTGAGTTACCAGTTGTGCTGAATGTTCCTGTGAACGTTGCACCGTTTACATCAAACTTTAAAACGTTACTGTTACCAACTTGATCAATGTCGATAGTGGTAGTAGCACCAATCACACTTGATGATGTTGTACTATTACCAACAGTATTGTTTTGTCCGTCTTGGGTAATGTCGAGGTCTAACGTAGCACCCGATTGTGTTACATAGATATCATTTGCCATTACCGGTAAGGCAAACAACATTAGAAATGCAATAATCTTAGCGTACATTTAGTTACTCCTCTATTTTAAATTGCCATATACCTTTTTCGATACCTTCATAAATTAAATTATGTACGGCGTGTTCGATTGTGGTTCTTATGGCATAGTTGACTGGCTCGTTTGTTGCGACACCAGTTTC